AGAAAAGGGACCGCCCCGTATGCATACAAATAACGCCGCAAAATTCGGCTTTGGACTTGGAGGTTCTGCGGTGGCTACCCGCGGTCGACCTCCGAAGCCTGTTGAGCAGCATCGCCGCACTGGGACGTTCGATGCCTCGCGGCACAAGCGGGGCGCCCTGGTCGCGGTCGAGCCGGTGAGTTTGGCGCCGTATCAGAAGCCGGCCTCGGATCTGTTTGCCGAGATCATGGACGCCGGCTCGGCCTGGTTTGCCCGCACTGATTCGGTGCAGCTGGCGATGCTGCGGGAGTCACTCGAGGAGCGGGAGCGCCTGCTCCCGGTGGCGGAGTCGTCGACGGAGGCTCGCAAGCAGCTGCGCGAACTCAACCGTGAGATCGCTGACTGGCTGACTCAACTCGGTTTCAATCCAACGGCCCGTGCCCGTTTGGGTCTGGCTGAGGTGAAGGCCGCTTCGACGTTGGAGAAGTTGCAGGCGAAGCGGTCTCAGTCCTAGGCGTTGTCTAGTTCGATGCCGACGGTGAAGGCTTTGCCGTCCCAGCTGACGCGGCCGTATCCGTCGATGGGGCCTCGTGACTTGATTTGCCCTACAAATTGGGTCCAGTCGGCTGGCAGGTTGGCGCAGGCGGCGCCGTTGATGACGATCATGGGTCTGCCCTTGACGATGGCGGCCTGTGCGGGGATGTCGTACTTGTTGCCGCTTGGCTCGCTTGTCCAGACTTTGTGCGCTCCGGCGTAGTTGACGTCTTCTTCGGTGCATCGAAGGTTTGCGGTGATTCGGCCTTCGGGGCTGATTTGCCCGTACTTGTTCCAAACGCTCATGTCTCCCCCTTTTTGCTTGACCCTACCTCTGGAGCCCTGCGCATGGCACCCAGGAAGGTGAAGGGTTGGCCGCCGGCCATCCTGACCCCGGTTCCTCAATCTGACATCAAACGCGGCGATGGCCCGTTGGTGGCTGAGTTCATTGAGGCCTTGTGCCCTCAGGTGAAGGATTCGGTGGGCGGCCGGGCTGGTGAGCCTTTGCTGCTGCGTCCTTGGCAGCGCAAGCTCATGGACCATCTTTGGGCGCGTCGAGCGGATAAGCGGCTGCGGGCCAAGGTCGCTTTGGTTGGCTTGCCTCGCAAGAACGGCAAGTCGGCATTGGGCTCCGGCATCGCTCTCTATGGCTTGTTTATGGGTCCGCGAGGCGGCGAGGTTTATTCGTGCGCGGCTGACCGGGACCAGGCGCGCATCGTGTTTGGCGCGGCAAAGCAAATGGTGGAGATGTCGCCGGAGCTTGCCGAGCAGGCGAAGTTGTATCGGGACGCCATTGAGATCCCGGCGACGGGCTCGGTTTATCGGGTGCTCTCCTCTGAGGCCTTTACTAAGGAAGGCCTGTCGCCGACTCTGGTCGTTTATGACGAGCTGCACGCGGCCCCGAATCGTGAACTTTGGGACGTGATGACGTTGGCCCAGGCCGCGCGTTACGACGCCTTGACCTTGGCGATTACGACTGCTGGTGTGCGCACGGACTCGACGGGCCAAGACTCAGTGTGTTACGGCCTGTACCAGTACGCGCAGCGGGTCGCGGCCGGCGAGGTTGAGGACCCGTCGTTCTTTGGCGCTTGGTGGCAGGCGGACCCGGACTGCGACCACCGCGACCCGAAGAACTGGCAGATCGCCAACCCTGGCTACGGCGACATCCAAGACCCTGAGGACTTTGAGTCTTCGGTGAAGCGGACGCCTGAGGCGGAGTTCCGCACGAAGCGCACCAACGTCTTCGTGTCCTCTCAGCAGGCTTGGTTGCCGCATGGCTCTTGGGATGAGTTGCCGACGATGGCGCCGGTGGATGACGGCACCCCGGTCGTGCTCGGCTTTGATGGTTCGTTCTCTGGGGATACGACGGCGATTGTCGGCGTGACGATCGAGGAGACCCCGCGCGTCTGGCTGGTCGATATGTGGGAGAAGCAGCCCACCGACCGTGATGACTGGCGGGTGGACATTGGCGGCGTTGAGGCTCGGATCTTGGAGACGTGCGGCCGGCTCAATGTGGTTGAGGTTGCGTGTGACCCGTACCGCTGGCAGCGGTCGATGGAGGCGCTTGCGGAGGCCGGGGTTCCGATTACTGAGTACCCAAGCTCAAGCCCAGCTCGCATGGTGCCATCGACGGCCAAGTTCTTTGACGCGGTGGTATCAGGCCAGGTCGCGCACGATCATGCTCCCGCTCTTGCCCGCCACCTCGACAACTGCGTCATCAAGACCGACCAAAAAGGGCCCCGCGTAGTGAAAGAGCACCGGGGCTCTCCAAGAAAGATCGATGCCGCTGTTGCGGCCATCATCGCTTTTGACCGGGCTACCCATCGCCGCGAGGCGGAGCCGGATGCCCCGGTTGCCGGATTCTTCTCAGTCTAGGAGCCGTATGCGCATCGCACTTGCTTTGCAGATCGCTGGCTGCGTTGCCCTCATTGTGGGCTGCGCGCTGGTTGCGCCTTGGCTCGGGTTCGTTGTCGCTGGGGTCTGCGGCCTGGCTTTCGGTGTCGCGCTTGAGAGAGGCCTCTGATGCTCGGGAACTTGTTCAGCGGTCAGCCGATGGAGGAGCGGAACCTCTCCTACCAGCAGGTCTGGGGCTCCGGCATCGACGTCTCGGGCTTCGCCACCTGGGCCGGCACGGTCGTCAACCAGAAGAACGCCCTCGAGATCGGCGCTGCCTACGCTTGCGTGCGCCTGCTCTCGGACACGATCTCGACGCTGCCGGTGGACACGTTCATTCGCCGCGACGGCAACCGACTTCCCTACCGGCCGCGGCCCGCTTGGGTGTACGAGCCTGAGGGGCCCGGCTCCAGCCGGATCGAGTATTACAAGCAGATCGTCGTGTCGATGCTGCTGTCGCACGGCGCGGTTGTGCAGATCCTCCGCAATGGCAACGGCGAGATCGTTGCGCTTCAGCCGCTCGACCCAACCCGAGTGGACATTCGCCGGAACCCGGCGACCCGGTTGCGCGAATTCGTCATCGACGGCGGCCAGGCCGTGCTGCCCGGTGAGGACGTGCTCTACATCCCCGAAATGCGCCGGCCCGGTTCGCTCAAGGGTGTGAGCCGGGTAGACGAGCTGAAGCAGACGCTCGGCCTAGCGAAGGCGCTGGACGAGTTCGCGTCGCGGTACTTCTCCAACGGTGCCAACACCTCGGGAATGATTGAGTTCCCCGGCAACCTGACGCAGGAACAGGCGAAGGATCTGGTCGACGCGTTTGAGGCTGGGCACAAGGGATTGAAGAAGGCGCATCGTCCTGGCGTGCTGTCGGGTGGCGCGAAGTTTGTGAAGACGGGCTCGGATGGCGAGCAGGCTCAGATGCTTCAGAGCCGCCAGTTTGCGGTCGAGGAAGTGGCGCGCGTGTTCCGGGTGCCGCCGTCCATGATCGGCTTGAACACGCCCGGCGCCATGTCCTACGCCTCGGTGGAGCACAACGCCATCCAGTTCACCCGCTACTCACTCACCCCGCTCATCGCCGCCATTGAGGAGGCCCACAACCGCCTCCTCCCCGGCGACGTGTTCCTGCGCGTCAACATGGACGGCCTTCTGCGGGGTGACTCGGCGACGCAGGCTTCCGTGTTTTCTACGGCGTTGCAGGCTGGCTACATGAGCGTCAACGAGGCGCGCGGTCTCATGGATCTTCGCCCGGTTGACGGGGGCGACGCGCCGCGCGTCCCGCTCGCCAACATCGCCGTCGCTTCGGCGGGGATCGTTGAGGAGCGCGAGCGCGTCGAGATGGCCGCGAAACTTGTCCAGTCTGGCTACGAGCCCGCAGCTGTGCTGTCGGCACTCGGGCTGCCAGCGATGCCGCACACGGGCCTGGCGTCTAACCAGTTGCAGCCGGCCGAGAACGCCCAGGTCTAGGAGGGCCGATGAGCAAGATGGAAACCCGCACTTTCACGGTTGACGACATCGAGGTGCGCGAGGCCCCTGAGGGAATGACCTTTGAGGGTTACGCCGCGGTGTTCAATTCACCGAGCGCGCCTCTCCCGTTTACCGAAACGATTGCACCGGGCGCATTTGCCCGGTCGCTGAAGTCGCGCAACAACGTTTTCCTTCTCGTCAATCACGACGCGGCCCGCCCGTTGGCGTCAACGCGGTCCAAGACGATGACGCTCGAGGAAGACGGCCGCGGTCTGCTGGTCAAGGCGACCTTGCCGGACACGACTGACGGCCGCGACCTCGCGGTGCTGCTCGGCGCCGGAGGCAACCCGCGCGTGATCGACTCCATGAGTTTCGGTTTCTCTGTTCCTCGCGGCGGGGACAAGTGGAACGAGGACGGCAGCCAGCGCACCCTTCAGCAGGTTCGGCTGCATGAGACCAGCATTGTGACGTTTCCGGCCTACGAAGCCACGAGCGCCGCGGTGCGCAGCCTGGACATGTTGGCCGAGGCTACGGGCGAGGACGCTGACGCACTCAATGGCGCGCTTGAGGCGCTTGAGCGCGGGGCCACCTTGACCCTTGATCAGGCTGGCCTGTTGTCTGCGGTGGTGGCGAAGTTGTCGCCGGAGCCGCAGCCCGAGCCTGTGGTTGAGCCGGTGGCGCACGACACCAGCCAAATCAACCTGCTCAAGACCAAGCTCGACCTGGCCTTCAAGGCCTGAGACCTTCCTGGCCGCGCGAGCCGCGGCTAGGTCCCCGCTCTGAGGAGCCTCGGCGGGATTGCAAGAAACACCTGCGCAATCCAACAAACCGAGACCCCAGAAAGGGGTGAACTAAGTTGTCCGAGTACCTGAAGAAGCTCGTGGAGGACCGCCAGTCGGCGTACCACGCAGCGAAGGCGAAGATGGACGAGGCCGCCGCTGAGAGCCGCGACCTGTCCGCTGAGGAGCGCGAGTTCGTCGACCGCACGTTCGCGGAGCTTGACGAGAAGCGCACTATGATCGACACCCTCATCACCGCTGAGAAGCGTGAGGCTGAGATCGCCGAGGCCATGCGTGGCGTTGCAGATGTCGCCCGCCCGGTTGAGGCCCGCACCGCTGCGGCCGAGTCCGACGCCGACATCCTCCGCTCGCTGCTCGCTGGTGAGCGTCGTGCGCACTCGTTCAAGTTTGAGCAGCGCGACATCGCCAAGACCAGCAGCAACGCCCCCGTGCCGACGTCGTTCTCCGACGTCGTCATCGACCAGGCCCGCCTCGTGGGCCCGATGCTCGACCCGAGCGTCGTCACCGTCCTCAACACGGGCTCCGGCGAGGACCTCGTCCTCCCGTCGCTCGCGTCCTGGTCAACGGCCGGCTTTGAGGCTGAGGCCGCGACGATCGACGAGTCGGACCCGACCTTCGGCAAGACCACGCTCAAGGCCTACAAGTACGCCTTCATCGTGCAGGTCTCGCAGGAGTTCCTGGCTGACAGCAACATCGACGTCATTGGCTTCCTCGGCCAGCAGGCCGGCAACGCCATTGGCTACGCCGTCAACGACAAGCTGACGCTCGGCACCGGCACGGTGGAGCCTTCGGGCATCGTGACCGCGGCTGCGGCTGGTGTCACCGGCGGCACCGCTATTGCTGGCACGCGCGGCACTGGCGCGTTCACTGCTGACGATCTCATCGA